GTACTTGGCAAAGGTTATCAATAACAAGAAGTGTGAGTCCTTATAGCTTTGCAATAAGCATAAGTACTTATGGAGGCGCAACCGCTAGAGATATTGAAATTTGGGGCGCACAAGTAGAAAACTTATCATACGCAACCTCATACATTCCAACTAACGGAGCAACAAGCACTAGGCTACAAGATTTAGCAACCAATAGTGGTAACGCTAGTTTAATAAATAGTACAGAGGGTGTTTTGTATTGTGAAGCTGCAACTTTGGTAGACCCAACAGGAATTATGGTAATTGGTCTATCTGATGGAACTTTAGCTAATAGAATAAGTATTACATTTCATTCAACATTAAATAGAATACAAGTATATTCACAAAAAAATAGTAGTCAATTATTTAACATAGATACAACTTCAGTATCTAAAACAAACTTTAATAAAGTAGCAATATCTTATAGTAGTACATCTGCTAAACTATTTGTAAATGGAACTTTAGTTGCTTCTGCTACTCCTTCAGATATGTTTGCTGCTAATACATTAGATAGAGTAAATTTTGATGTTGGAAATGGTAGTTTAAATTTCTACGGAAAAACAAAAGCACTTGCAGTTTACAAAGAAGCATTAACAGACGCAGAATTACAATCTTTAACAACAATATAAAATGCACATATACAAATTAGTTTTTGATACAGAACAACAAGGCAAACAAGTCTTAATTGATAACAACGTTTGGGAAGAAACAACAATAGAGGGTGTTACGTCAATGCAATATATTAACGGAACAAAAGGTGTTGTAAATATTGGAAAAGTAATTAATCCACAAGCTACAACAGACCCAGAGCATCCTATTTATTATCCTGGTTGGGCTTATGACGTTATGAGTACAGATGAATTAGAATTAGAACAATACAGAGTTTATCCAAATGGCTCTGCTGCACATCAATTCTATGGTTATAAAAGAGCAGATGATACCTAGAGCTATGACGCAAAAAGAAATAATATCAGAAATAAGAGAGGAGCAGAAAACTATGGCAGCAATGCAATATAGATTAGCTGCTGATTTATCTACTTTTTTTAATAAACAAGAACTATTTAACCAACGTATATCTGACATATTAGATAATGACGAAAAGACAGACAAAAAAGGTTTAGTTTATGAAGTTGGAGAGTTATCAACTAGAATAGATAAAATTGAATTAAAAGAAAAAGTAACTGCTGGTAAAATTGCAGTAACTGTAACAATACTAACCTTTATTGGAGGAGTAGTTTTAAAAGCAATAAACATATTTGATTAATGAGTAAATACTTTAAAGAGATTGAAGCTAATATGGATAAGAGGTTTTTATTTGTATTAGACGAAGCAAGAGAATTTGCTGGAATACCTTTTATAATAAATAGTGCGTATAGAAGTCCAGACCATCCAGAATCTATTAAAAACCCTACATCAAGTCATATAAAAGGATTAGCAGTAGATATAAAAGTAACAGATAGTGTAACAAGGTTTAAGATAATTGAAGCTCTTGTGAGTGTTGGTTTTACAAGAATTGGAATAGCAGATACATTTATTCACGTTGATTTAGATTTAGATAAAACACAAAACGTAATATGGACATACTAAACAAAATACCAAAAGACAAACTACTACACTTCTTTGCTGGTAGTGTTATATTATTTTTATCATTACTTTTCTTTAATACACTTGCATCAATATCTATAGTTGTATTTGTAGCACTTATAAAAGAAATTGTTTATGATGACTTTTTAGGTAAAGGTACACCAGAAGTTCAAGACTTTATTTATACAATCTTACCTTGTTTATTTCACTTAATTAATATTTTATTCTAATGAGCAATCCTAAATTAAGAAAGAACGGAGGCAAAGGTACATTTTTTGGCAACCTTTGGAGGGGTGTTGTTAAAAACAATATACCTTTAGGAGAAACAATAGTTGCTGCTATTGATGGAGGTAATCCAATAGATGTTATAAAAGCTATTACAGAAGATAAAGACATACCAGTAAAAGACAAAGAAACTATGTTAGCTGATTTAGAACAAGATGTAATTGAAATGCAAGAGATTACTAAGCGTTGGGAATCAGACAATAAAGCAGAATCATATATTACTAAGAATATAAGACCATTAAGCCTTGCTTTTTTAACTTTAAGTATGTTTGCTTATGTAATACTAGATAGTTCTTTAGATAGCTTTAAAATAGACCAGCAATGGATATCTTTACTTGGTAACTTATTAATGCTTGTATATGGAGGTTACTTTGGTGCAAGAACATTAGAAAAAATAAGAAAAATTAAATAAACACTTTTTTATTTAAAAAAAAATATATAACTTCGCATTTTTTCAAGTAACTATTTAAGTATTTATATAGATTACTTCATACATAAAAATATATATCTAAAGTATTTAATTAAACAAGTTAATAATATTAAAAATAAAATATAAGTTTTGGGAGAACTTTGTATTTGTTAATACTTGTTAATAACTATGTTTTCTTAATAAAGAAAGAACTTGTATATTTGAGTACTAGATTATTTTTTAGTTTTGTTTTAATTATCATTTGCATTAAGAAGGAGGGTCTAAAAGCTCTCCTTTTTAAATTTTAACATTTCTTTAACACTTTTATATATTTTTATATTTAGATTTGCTAAAACAAATAATAATTAAAACTATAAATTATGAAAGTAAATCAATCACTTTGGGAAGCATTAAAAAATACAATTGAAATGCATACAGAACAAGACCACAACATAACAGATGTGTTAATTAACTATCAAGTAAAAGAAAATACTGGAGTTAAAAATATAATAAAGTTAAATGTAACTTTAGAGTAACGAATTAGAATATGAATTTTAAAATTACGATATGATAGGAATAGTAACAATATTAGGAACATTGACAATGATAATTATACATAGTGGTTTAAAAGATATTACTATTGAATTACGATATAAAAACAAATTGTTAGAAGAGCAAAATGAAATATTAAAAGAAGAACGTAAGTAATTTTATTATTTATATTCTTTGTTGGCAGCATTGTTTTAATATGTGCCAACCAGTTACGGCTATGAATTGAAGCCGTATAACAAATGTTTAATTCAAAGAAATAACCTTAACAAAGGCTTTTATTTATAGCCATTGTTAGCATTAGTACGGATTAATAAATAAAAATTAAATTATGTATATAAAATTCATTAAAGGAAAAAAAGTAGGAAAAGGAAGAGTGTTTGATTACTACAAATGCTCTGAATTTATATTGATTAGCTTGTACCTATTTCATATTAGAATATGCCCAAGCAAAGAGGTTTATGACAATTTAGACCAATGTGGTTAGTATTAATGCTAACGGCAAAGTATATGAGTAGTGGGGCATTTTAGTGAAAATCAAACTGATGAATTGAGGCAATGTCAATAAGACCGAAACCAACCGTTAAAGTCGTGCTACCGCCCCATTACTTATATATATTGTTGTAAAATCGTTTTAATGTTTTACAACACTAAGATAAAAACACGTTTTAATGTGTTTTATCGGCTGTTGACCAACGTTTTAATGTTGGTAATTTAAAAATAAAAACTATATTTGTAAATAATAATTAAATAAATAAAAATGGAAAAATTAAGAAAAATTCAAGCCGAATTAAAAGCACCAAAAAACCAAAGGAACAATTTTGGAAAGTACAACTATAGAAGTTGTGAAGATATCCTTGAAGCAGTTAAACCTCTACTGGATAAACACAAATGTACATTAACAATCTCTGATGAAGTAAGAGAAGTATGTGGTGTATTGTTTGTTGAAGCAATAGCGTTTATATCTGATGGTACTGATTCAGTACATACAAAAGCACAAGCTGGTATAGACCCAAACAGAAAAGGTATGGACATAGCACAAAGTTTTGGTAGTAGTTCATCTTATGCAAGAAAGTATGCCTTAAATGGTTTATTTTTGATTGATGATACAAAAGATGCTGATTCTACTAACACACACGGAAAAGGTGCTACAACAACTGAAAAGAGTTGGTTAAATAAAGGTACTGCTGAATTTAAGAAAGTACAAACATACTTAAAAGGTGGTGGTAACATTTCTAAAGTAGAAGAAAAGTACAGAATATCAAAAGAAGTAAAAGAACTATTAACTAAATAAATATGAATGAATTAATGATAATTGTCTTTGGTTTAGCTACAATAAGAACATTAACACCTTTAGCAAAAACAGAAAACTTTACATTTGCAAATATTTTCTTATCTGCAACTATGTGTTGGGCATTTTGGCATCTATTAGCTAATTGTGCTAATATTACATTTAATTATTAATATTAACTAAATAAATATGAATGACTTTGAATTAAGACCAACAAACAAGAAAGACCATTACAGATTCTTTATTAACGGAGTAGATGTAACTGGCGAACAAGAAAGAAGCACCTTTAGACATATTATACAAGTGCTTGATAACGGAATAACAACTGGATTATAAATTAAAATTAAAATTATGAGTGCAAAAAAACCTTACTTATTAGGAGACGTTGAGTTACAACTTGACACAATTAAAAAACTTTCTCAGTATTTCGAAAACATCTTAACTTACAACGCAAAAAGAGAGTTAGTACCAAAGATAGGAGAAGATGGAAAAGAGTTAAAGAAATTAAAACTTAACTTTTCTATTTTTGAAGAAGGAAACTACGGACAAAATGTATCTTTTACAATTCCTCAAACAAAAGAACAAAGAGAGAATGGAGAAAAGAAAAGATATGTTGCCAATGGTAAAATCTATTATGCATCAGATGACTTACAATCTTTTGTACAAAAGTCAGAAGCAAAGACAGAAAAAGCAACATCAGTTGCAGCAGATGACTTACCATTTTAAATTAATTGGGAGGTGTAAAAGCCTCCCTTTTTTTTAACGGTAACGAATATGATTTGTTTGCCTTACCGCACAGACAAGTTGCAAATTAATTATATGCGGTGTTATTAACTTTTAAAAATAAATGAATTATGGAAAGAGATTTTAGAGTACAACTATTTATGGACAACACTTATCAAGTATTAAATGCTGATGATTACAGCGTTGCGTATCAAGGTAGTCTTGCAGATTGTGAAGCTTACATAAGATTACACGAAGGCGGTTATTTTTAATTGCTTATAACGTATATGGTTAAGGTTAGTTGCGTGAAATATTAATGAATTAAATAAATACAAAAATGAAAAACAAACAAGACATTTTAAAATTACACCCAATGATAGGTAGATTAACGCCTATGCAATGGGATGAAATACATAAAGCAATGGATGCTTATTTGAACGAGTACAAAACCGAGCAATTAACTTTAACCGATGTTAGCCAACAACGTGAACTGTTATTAGCGTATAATGAAGAAATAAATCAATGTATGGTAGATAGTCAAGACATATTAGAAGAAAGTGATGTAGATGAATTTTTAGCTAATTATAGTGGCTAACAGTTGTGTATGGCACGTTTTAATGTGTTATACACTTAGTTAAAACTTTTTATATGTGGAACTATAAAGGACAAAGAATAAAATCAAGAGAAGATTTACCAGCAGAAGCAGTTGGGTTTGTTTACAGAATACTTAACAGACAAACAGAACAAGTTTATATTGGTAAAAAGATATTGCTTAATAAACGTACAAGACCACCTTTAAAGGGTTATAAAAGAAAAAGAATTGATTATATTGAAAGCAACTGGATAAAGTACACTGGTAGTAATAAAGAAAGTAAAAAATGGAAAATAGAAGATTGTTATAGAGAAATTATATACATTTGCTATAACAAGACAATGATGAGCTATTATGAAACAAAACTACAATTTACAGAAAACGTTTTAGAAAATGATAAATTCTTAAATGATAATGTACTTGGCAAATATTATAAAACAAAAATACAGAAATACATAGATGACGCAAAAAATAAAAACAAATGAAGAAAAAGAAGCAGATAGAATGGAGATGCAGCTTCTTGAACAAGAAGCAAATGTAGATATATCAGAAGTAATTAAATATCCTCCAGTAGCACTTAGTTGTGGAACTTATACAGATATAGATGTTGAAGGTAAAGAAATAGAATATCCAATACCAATTGGCACAGATGGTAACTTTAGTTTTGTACAAGCATTTCCAAAAGTTGGTAAATCATTTTTCATAAGTTTACTTGTATCAGCATATCAAAGTGGAGGTAACAAATATACTGGTAATATAAAAGGGCATAGGAGAGGTAGAAAGATAATACATTTTGATACAGAGCAAGGTAAGTTTCATTGCCAGAAAGTCTTTAGGAGACCAGTTATTATGAATGAAATGCAATCTGATGAAAACTACCATACTTACGCATTAAGAGCAATGACACCAAATGAAAGAGTAAATTTTATTGAGTTCATATTATTTGATAAATTTAATGATGATAAAATAGGTTTAGTTATTATTGATGGTGTTGCAGATTTGTTAAATGATGTAAATTCAATGTCAGAAACAAACTTTGTTGTGCAAAAGATTATGACTTGGACTGCAAAGAAAGAATGCCATATATTAACTATTATACATCAAAACTTTGGTAGTGATAAACCAACTGGAAATTTAGGTAGTGCTTTAGAGAAGAAGGCAGAGACACAAATTAAGTTAGAAAAAAACGAAATTAATAAAGGCTGGATATCTGTTGAATGTAAAAGAAGTAGAAATAGAAGTTTTGAACCATTTAGCTTTATGGTAAACAATAATATACTTCCAGAATTTGTTAAAGATGATTATGAATTTTTAGAATAAAAAACACTATATTGCATCTATGAAAAATTGGAAAGAAAAAGACTTATTTGAATGGCTATCAACTAACCATTACAAAACATTAGTAAATAGTAAAAATCCAATATCAAGATGGGATTGCTACGACATTGAAACGCAAAGCAGAATAGAACTGAAATGCAGAAAAAAGAATTACGATACTTTACTTCTGGAAAAGCCTAAATACGATGCTTTAATAAAAGAATCAAATAAACATTTTGACGTACCAATATACATTAAT